GTCGGAATTAATTTATCTAAATCAATTATAGCATCTTCAAAACCCGTATTGGAGTTTGCTAAACGTACCTCCTTAAATGGAGTAGATGTTTCTGCTTTGTCATTCAAAGAATTATTATCAGCTGATAACTTCTTTGGACGATTAGCGGTTACAACTCGCTTAGTAAATAACCAATGAGGTTCTGATTTGTGGAAACTCCTATTAATTGGAAGTCGTCGATCGACAGATAAAACTGTGGATCGGATCTATCCTTTAGTAGGTTTTGCCACTCAGCTATTCCAAAACGGAATTATCAAAATGGAAGATGTATTGTCGATCATTACTGATAGAGACAAGCCTTTAAGTTTCTTCGGTCGAAATATCAACTGAATGAAACCGGGTTTAATCTCTAAAGTAGTAAAAAATTATCTTTTAACTAAGAAATGGGATTTAACTCCTATTCCGAAGAAGGATAGATTTTTTGCTTCAACTAATATTTTAACATTTAAATTAATTCTCATTCATAGAATCCAAGATTCTATTAAGAGAGTGTTTAAACTTAATCAATTAGCGAATAGAATTTCTATCTTAGATAAGATTATTACATCAGATGATCTGGAATCTTTCTATAAATCTAGAACAGATAAGGGTCTATCTCTGGAATTAGAGACAGATATTACGAATCGTTCGTATTGGTTAGATCCTGACTTTAAGAAATTTAAAGATCAGTTTGTAACTATACAGACTTTTAGCAACATCTTCTTTAATAATAGAAATGGTACTTATCCTGATCTTAATCTATTAAGATTAGGGCTAGATATCGACGATACTTATGATACTCATAGGAGATTATGATCTAGTAAATATAGTTTAATATATTTATCAGAATTTGAACAAGACAAAAGAAAATTCCTTAAATCTAAAAAGTTTTTAGATTTAGAATTAGACCTTTTCTTGAAACATCATAATGAACTTCTGAGCGAGCAGATGAATTTAGAATTCCATAAAGTAAAACCCGAACTTAACAAAGAGAGATTAGATAATCCTCTTAAAGTTTTGGATTTTATCAAGGAGATTCACAATCCACTTTACTCAAATAATTTTGAGTTTGTGAAATTTGAGAATCAATTCTTCGATTCGGAAGCTTTTAATGAAGTCACTAGAGGTTTTAAACCTGTATTTGACTTTGCAAAAAAACCTGGAATCAAGATCACTTTTAAATAGTGCCTTGTCTTTGTGAACTCTTTATATCAGTTAATATTATTGATATAAGGATTTTCCTAAGATAGAAAGGGACTGGAAAATTATATATTTACATATATAGGATGCCAGGTTCCCCTTAG